GGCGTCTATGCGAAGGACCTCGCTGTGGAAGATCAGCTCATCAATGGCACCGGCACCGCGCCTGACATGACCGGCCTGCTCGCTGGCGGCATCAACACCGCTACATGGGCGAATGGCGGCGACTCTCAGGCCATCGCAGAGGCCATCTACAACGCGGCCATGAACATCAAGCTCACGACCGGCTATGACGCAGATGGCGTCATCATCAACCCCGCCGACTGGGCTGGCATCCGCCTCGCCAAGGATGGCAATGATCAATACTTCGGCGGCGGATTCTTCGAGGGCCAATATGGCACGAACTTCGGCGGCCTCTATCCCGAGCTCTGGGGTATGCGCGTCGCCATCTCCGCCTTCTGCCCCCAGGGCACCATCATCGTGGGCGCCTTCAGGCAGGCCTCCGCGCTCGCCATCAAGGGCGGCACCCGCGTCGAGACCGGCTACGATGGCGTCGACTTCTCTCACGACCGCATCACGCTCCGCGTGGAGGAGCGCCTCGCCCTCGAGATCTTCGAGCCGCAGGCCTTCTATGCCCTGACCGAGGCTGAGTAGGAACCGGAGGGAGGCAGATGATGCTCACCACAGAAAAGCTGGCGGAGGCCATCTCCGCCTCAGGCATCCAGCGCGGCGCCAAGTCAGGCAAGGCGACCATCACCATGAAGGCTGCGACCGACACCATCGTCACGCCGCAGCCCGGCACGACTCAGTATGACCCCGACGTTGTCATCCCGCGACATCGCTTCGCTGTCAGGGAGCTCATCCCTGAGTATCCTGTGTCCGCAGGCCATGTCGGCTTCTACACGCTGACGCCTGAGGGCGCGGCTGGCGTCGTGGCAGAGGATGGGGCCAAGCCCCAGCTGAGCGCCGAGGCGACGCTCACAACGCTGCCCCTCGTCACTGTCGCAGGGCTTTTCAAAGCCGCTGACGAGATACTCGACGACTATGCTCGCCTGACCGCCGCCATCCAGCAGGAGGGGCGCGACCAGAAAGACCTCGTCGTGGAGGATCAGCTCGTCAATGGGACCGGCGCCTCGGGTCAGATGACTGGCCTGCTCACATCCATCTCGTCCACCATCACGTCGGGCGCGCTGGCGGATATCCTCGCAGGACTCACCGATCTGGAAGCCACGGGGTACCAGCCTGATGGCATCGTGATGGCACCATCGACCTTCAGGGGTCTCATCACGCCTACCGCGTCGGATGCCATCTCGTATCTGACCAATATCGACGCCCGCCCGACGATGTTCGGCGTGCCTGTGGTCCTCACGACCGCCATCGCCGCAGGCTCGGTCATCCTCGGAGACTTCCGCAGGGGGGCCCGACTCTACACAAGAGGGACCCGCGCCGACATCGGATATGACGCCGACGACTTCTCGCATGACCGCGTGACAATCCGCGTCGCAGAGCGACTCGCTCTCGCAGTCAAGGAGCCCGCGGCCTTTAAGAAGTACGTCGCATAATCACCTACCACGAGGGACGCCCCCTGGCGCCCCTATCCCTTCCCTGCCCGGGGATGGGTGGTAAGCGTCCCCGGGCACACTTTTAGACACATCACGACATGAGGAGAGGCATGAGCAATCGAATCATAACAAATTGGGGATACGACGTCATCGCGGACGATGGCGTGACCGCTCTGCCTGACCTCGTGACGCCTGCCGACATCGCTCTCGCATCGAATGGGCGGATCGCGGCCACAGACTCACGCCTGCCCGCAATCTGTGCCTCGGTATCTGGGGCCATCCGCGACTATTGCGCGTGGCACGTTGCGCCGGTCCTCTCATGTGAGCTTCTCACTCAGGTGTACACCCGCATCATAACCCTGCCAGCCAAGCTGGTCACCTCTCTGGACTCCATCGAGGTGGAGGGCGAGGTGCTGGACCCCGCGAAGTATGAGTGGAAGCGCGCCGGCCTCGTCAGGCTCCACAAGTGGCCTCACCATCGTGGCCGCTGGGGTGCCTACAAGGTCGCATACGACGCGGGCATGGATGCTTCGGCTTCTCCGCTCGCTCAGGTCGCAGCTCAGGTCGCTCTGAATTCTCTGATGGCGACGCCCGGCGTCAGGAACGAGTCTGTCGGGCAGGTATCCCTATCATACAATCAACCGACCGAGGGCGTGTCTGGCGGAGTCCAGCTACTGGACCGCGACCGCAGCCTGCTCCGGCAGTATCGCATCCAGACGAAGGTGAGGTAACCACCATGCTACCCGCCTTCGCTACCGAGTCCCTCACTATCTACTACGCCGAGCGAGTACAGGCCCGCGGGACCATCGAGTACCGACCCCAGGTGGACCCCGAGCACAGCATCTCGGTGTCCGGGTGCTCTGTCCAGCCGACGACGACGAGTGAGAACCTCGGCGAGCCGCGCGAGCAGACGCTCTCACTGATGACCGCGTGGATCCCAGACACAGAGTGGGCCCGAGTGGCCGCCGCAGGCGACCTGCACTCGCTCGTGTATGAATGGCGCGGCATCCAGATGATCCAGTATGGCCAAGCCATGCCATGGGTGTCGCCGACCGGCACCCTCGGGCACGTCCAGGTCTATCTCCGCGAGTACAGGGGGTGAGCAGATGAAGCGGATCCAGCTTGAGTTTTTGTCAGATGGCTTCCACGACCTGCTCTGCTCCGAGCCTGTCGCCGAGCAAGTCGAGAAGGCCGCCGAGAAGGTGGCCGATGTGGCGGCCTCATCAGCGAGGACTACGCGCAATGGAGAGCCGGCCCGGTTCATCGTCAAGGGGCCGAAAATGGGCGGGTATGGTGGTGGCCGCGTCATCGCATATGTGGCCGCCGATAACCAAAACGCATACCGCGAGGCGGTCTATGCGCATGCCCTCGAGAAGGCTGTCTGGGAGGCGAAGGCATGATGCAAATCGTATCGCCAATCGACATCGAGGACGCCCTTCGCATCGACCTGACGACGCTCTATGAGTCGCTCGGCCTCACCGGGGTGACCTTCTCTGCGCCGCCTGTGGAGCCGACACTCGGCGAGCTTCCTGCCGCTGGTGTCATCGTGTGCTTCCGACGTGTCGGTGGCACTCGGGACGACATCGTGGTGGACACCCATGCTGTCAGCGTGGACGTCTATGCCACCACATGGGCCGACGCGATAGACGAGGCGAACCGGCTCGCAGGCGTCCTCGTCCAGCTCCCATATCAAGCTACCACCCGTATCAGGTATCAAGCGGTCGACATACAGACCGCACCATACGAGCTGCCGGACACGAGCAACCCGGTCATGCCACGCGTAAGAATGCTCATCCATATCATCGTCAAGGCAGCTGTCGAAGAGCTGCCGGCAATCTAAGGAGAAATCATGGCACTTAATGCTTCCCGCGTCCTCGTCGGCACCGCTGACCAGACAAACGCGACCGGCGCCATCCTGTCGGCGCCCATCGGCACTACCCTGCCGACCGACGCAACCGCAACCCTCGACGCTGCGTTCACCGACTCCGGATACGTGAGCGAGGATGGCCTGACCTTCTCGCCGGACCTGTCCACCGCCGACATTAACGAGTGGAATGGGTCCCTCGTGCGCAGGATCAAGGAGTCCTTCGATGGGTCCCTCTCGTGGAGCCACCTTGAGACGAACGAGGCCGCCCTCAAGAACACCTTCGGGGACGACAATGTAACCATCACCGCGGCCACCGCGACGCATGGGCAGCAGATGGCGGTCGCCATCAATGGCGAGCTGCCCGCGGCTAAGTCCTGGGTCTTCAAGCTCAAGGATGGCGACAACAGGATCCTCATCGTGGTCCCGAATGGCCAAGTAACCGACGTCGAGGACGTTAGCTTCACCTCGTCCGACGCCATCATGTGGGGTGTCACCCTGTCCTGCTACCCGGATGCGAATGGGAACTCGCTCTACATCTACACCGACGATGGCGTAACCGCATAATTAAAAAGTTATAATAGAAAAGTCTTAGGGAAGGGATAAAAAAATGAAAGCAGTCAGTAACAAGGCCATGAGGATTGGCAGTCAGACCGGCACATTCGAGTTCGCCCTGGAACGCGACGAGGGCACCACGTACGTAGTGCCCCTCATCCAGGATCTGCCTGCCAAGCAGGTCCGCGCTCTCTCCAAGGCGAAGGACGCCGAGGGCGTCGACATGATGTTCGACTTGTTCGACGAACTGGCCCCCGGTCTGACCGACGTAGCGACTCAGCGTGAGCTGGGCCTCATCATGGAAGCGTGGAGCGAGGCGTCTAACGCGACGCTGGGGGAATAGTTGGCCTGGCCCAGCTCATAGAGGAGCATGGCCGGGCGTTAAACTTCGACCTCATGACCCGCGTCGGCGTCTCGCTCTACGACTTGCCCTCCGCCATGTCGTGGGCCGACCTCCGCGACTTCGTGTCCTATCTGGATGCCAGCTCGGCGCTGGTGTCCGAGGTCGAGCCTGATGTGGCGGGCTGGCAAGGGGACGAGAAGGTCCCCATGCTGCTTGCCCATATCGCCGACTTGCTGGCGGGGCTGTCGTATGGCTACACCATCAGCCACATGAAGAAGGGCACGAAGAAGCCGACCCCGCCCGAGCCGATACCTCGGCCGGGAGTCCAGCCGAAGCGGCAGACGCAGCACTGGGGGTCGGGGGCCATCCCCATCGCGGAGTTCGCTGACTGGTGGGATCGCGTCTACGACGACTAGGAGTGAGAAGCATGGCAAAAGGCGGCGGAGGTGGCGGTGGTCCCACAGTGGCGAAGGCATATGTCGCCATAATCCCGACCACCAAGGACGCTCAAAAGAATATATCGAAAAGCCTCATCCCTGACATGGAGAAGGCCTCTGAGGAGGCCGGCGAGGAGGGCGGGAAGTCCCTCGTCGGCAAGCTTGGCGACGCAGTAGCCGCTGGCGCAAAAAAGGTGGCAGCCGCCGCCAAGGTCGCCGCCGGTGCCGGCGTTGCGGCCCTCGGGGCACTCACCACCGCGGCGTATGGGGCCTTCTCTGACTGGGAGCAGCTCTCAGGAGGAGTCCAGACGATCTTCGGCGATGCCGCCGCAGAGACAGTCATCGCGAATGCGAAGCGGGCGTTTGGCACTGTCCAGCTGTCGGCGAACGACTATCTCAACACAGTCACGAGCTTCTCGGCGAGCCTCATCCAGTCCCTCGGTGGAGACACTGACGCAGCGGCCGGTGTCGCCGACAAGGCTATCACAGACATGGCCGACAATGCGAACAAGATGGGTACGAGTATGGAGTCCCTGCAGTACGCGTACCAGGGATTCTCGCGTGGAACTTTCACTATGCTCGATAGCCTTCGCCTAGGATATGGCGGGACGCAGACAGAGATGCTTCGTCTCGTCCACGACGCAGGTGTGGTCGATGAGAGTATCACCGACATCTCGCAGGTGAGCTTCGCTGACATGATCGAGGGCATCCATGTCATCCAGCAGAACATGGGGATCGCCGGAGCATCGGCCGCCGAGGCTGCGACGACCCTCGAAGGCTCTTTTAACATGATGTCGGCGTCGTGGCAGAACCTGCTCGTCGCGTTCGGCGAGGGGACGCCCGATGCTATCAAGCCCGCGGTCGATAATCTCATCGCATCGGTGGGAACATGGCTGAGTAACGCTATACCCCGCATCGGCATCATCATCTCCGGCATCGTGTCCTACATCCCGACACTCGCGCAGGACATCATCGCGGCTCTGCCCGGCATGGTGTCAGACATCTCGGGCGCCTTCGTGGAGCAGGTCGGCACCATCGACCTCGGAGCTATGCTCAAGCCTGTCATAGACATCGCCATGGAGAACAGCCTCGTCGCCTCCATCGTGTCATTCGCCGGGCGCATCGGCGAGG